AGTTAAAGCTAAAGTTAAAGCTCCAAAAATAAACTATGGCGGCAATGGTAACCAACGGGCTAACTTGCCCAGTGAGGTGAGTAAACCTGTTCGGCCTGCGACTCCTATCAAGTCTACGGCAAAGACTGCGCCAGTAGCGACAGCTAAGATTACTCAGCCTAAAGATGATTTGGCTACAAATAAAATAAAGACAGTAATGGGCATAGAAAATGATGGCTATGGGGTTAATGAATCTGGATTTGCTGGATCTTCTGGAGCATCGTTGCTATCTGTAAAGCCAACAGCACCTAAAGCAGCAGCAAAGCCAGTAAACCCTCAAGACCCTAAACTACTTAGCGAAATGGGTATAGGGGTTGATACATCTAAACCAGCAGTAAAGCCAGTAAACACTGGAGAGGTTAGCCAGTTTAACGAGCGAGGCCGTACTCCAGTTAAAAGTGCAGCAGACATGACTCCAAAGCCATTGGAGCAAGGGTCTATTTCATTAGGCAGTGGCCCAGAAGCAGCAAAAAATAGAGCCATAGATTTACAAAAAGCCTATCAAGACCCAGTGCCAAGGGCTAATTTTGATCAAGCTACCTATGACGCAGAGGTTAAGTCTAACAAAGACTCGACTATGCCAAGTGTTCTTTTGTCAGCAATAAAAAATGACAAGTACCGCAATGATGAGGTGTCTTACAACCAGGCGTACTACAAGGCCAGATTAGCAGGAGGCGCAACTCAAGCAGAGCTTGCCGCAGAACAAAAGTCGATAGGCAGTAAGAAAATGTACTCAGGTGATCGGGTGATTACCAAAGAAGATCAGGCAAGATCAAAGTACATTCTAGCTGGTATTGAGAGAACTGGGGTTACGCCTACAGTGACCTCTGAAAAGTCTGGTTTCTTTGATGAGATGACTACGACAAAAAGCTCGTATGACATTGGTACAGGCAAACCAGTGACCACCACAAAGCAGGAATACAAGCCAAACATTCTAGGCGTTCAGCTTGGCGATAATATCACTAAGACGTTTGTTAATGGCGTGGCTACTTATACCAAGACAGGTGAGGGTGAGGCTAAGACTTCAGATTTAGGTTCGTTGAAGCAGCGTTCACAATCTTCACAAGATCCTATTGCAGAAATGCAAGACATTGACAATCAGATAAAGACCGAGACCGATCCTGTCATATTAAAAGCATTGCACAAGCGCAGATTAATGCTTATGCGGATGAACCGAACCAACACTAGATTCGCTGGTATGTTGGGCGAAGCTGACACCAAACGAACAAATCTAATGAGTATTAGCTAATGGAAGCTTATGAAAAGGGCAAGCAAATAGAGCCAAATGTGTCACCTGTCGCGTTGCTTAAACGCTATGACCGACTAAGGGCTGATCGAACCAACTGGGATACGATGTGGGAAGAGTTAGCCACATTTTTAATGCCTGGCAAGATTGACTTTATAACAACGTCCACCAGAGGCACTAAACGCGCTGCTGAAGTCTATGACTCTACTGGTATACACGCACTACAGATATTGTCGGCATCGCTTCACGGGTCGCTTACAAGCCCTTCTACGAAGTGGTTTGGCTTACGCTTCCGTGAGGATGAGCTTAATGAGAACAAAGAGGCCAAAGATTGGCTAGAAAAGTGCAGCATGGGCATCTTTCAAGAGTTTGGAAAGTGTAACTTCTCTACTGAGGTAGCCGAGTGTTACCAAGATTTAGTTGGCTTTGGCACATCAGCGTTACAGTTTGACGTTAAGACTAAAGACTCTGTCTTTGATGGGTTCAACTTTAAAGCGTGTCACCTAGCAGAAGTGGTTATTTCTGAGAGCGAAGAGGGCAAGGTCGATACAGTGTTCCGCAAGCTAAAGCTAACGGCTAGGCAAGCGTATCAGAAGTTTGGCAAAGACTGTGGCGACAAGGCCATGAAAGCTTTGGACAAAGACCCTGATCAAGTGTTTGAGTATGTGCAAGCTGTTTTCCCCAGAGAGTTAAAGGGTGAGCCAGCAATGGTTGCACCACCACATCAGCGACCCTGGGCCTGCTATTTCATTAGTGTGGTTGATAAAAAGATATGCAAAGAGTCTGGATATTATGAGCTTCCGTTCATGGTTCCACGCTGGGCTAAGACCACTGGTGATATGTATGGATTCGGGCCAGGCTGTATTGCTAGGGCTGACATAAAGACCCTAAACGCTGCAAGAAAGCTGGCTATGAGGGCGTGGGAGAAGTCGATTGATCCCCCACTAAAGGCAATGCAAAACGGCATCCTTGGCAAGATTGATCTGCGTCCATCAACAGTGACATATGTACGCGATATGCAAAACTTAGAGCCGATTGTTAACCAGACTAATTGGAACGCTGACCAGCTTATGTTGGCTGATGTGCGTGGATCAGTCAGGCGTATCTTCTTCAGCGATCAGCTTGAGTTGAATGAAGGGCCACAGATGACAGCGACTGAGGTTCAGGTGCGCTATGAGTTAATGCAACGGCTGTTAGGGCCAACCCTTGGTCGCTTGCAGTCTGAGTTCTTAAACCCAATTGTTGAACGTGCTTTTTATTCCATGTTGCGTGGTAATGCGCTGCCACCAATGCCCGAAGTATTGCAGGAGATAGGAGGTGATCTGGACATTGAGTATGTAGGCCCATTAGCACGATCTCAGAAGATGGATGAGGTGACCTCTATCCAACGCGCAGTAGATGGGATTATGCAACTGGCTCAAGTTAACCCAGAGGTGCTAGACATTGTTGATGTAGACAAGGCAGGCCGCACGATCTCAGACAGATTGGGTGCGCCTGCTGATATGTTGCGAGGTGCTGAACAAGTTGGTGAGCTTAGACAGTCTCGACAGCAGCAGCAACAGGCTCAAGCTGAAATGGATCAAGGTCAGCAAGAGATTGCAGGAGCGCAGCAAGTAGCCGATTTGGAGCAGACAGTAAATGGATCAGTTCAGTAAAGATATACGAGAATTATTTAACAGCAAAACAGGCGAGAGAATACTTGCCAATATGAAAGTGGCCTATGGTGATCGTATTTCGTTCAGCAAAGACCCCTGTGAAACTGCCTTTAAAGAAGGGCAGCGAAGCATATATTTAGAAATTAAAAACGTAGTGGAGAAAGATAATGAGTGAAGAAGCAGCAGCAACAGAGTCCTGGCACTCAGGATTGTCAGAAGAATACCGAGGCAATGAGTCTTTGTCACAGATCCCTGACTTAAACACCCTAGCCAAGTCTTACCTTGATGCCCAGCAGTACGCTGGAGGCAGTATTCGCATCCCTAGCGAAGAGGCAAGCACAGACGATTGGGCAGCGTTTAACGCAAAGCTTACCGACAAAGTTCCTACGTTGTTAAATCTCCCCAGTGACGAATCTGAGGCCCGTGATGCGATGTATGCGCGGTTAGGTCGTCCTGATACAAAAGATGGCTATCAGATCGAAGGTGCTGACCCTGAGTTCTTACAATGGGCGCATGACAATGGCCTATCCACTGCACAAGTTAAAGCGTGGCAAGAGAACACCCAAAGTCAGTCGACTCAAGACCAAGAAGCCAGTGATGCCGAAATGCAAAAGGCTAACGACTTGCTTAAAAAAGAGTGGGGCCATGCCTACGATGCCAAGTTAGCTGCGGCTAAGAATGCTGTAATGGCCTATGCCGATGCTGAGACACAACAGTTCTTGTTAGACAGTGGCCTAGCTAATAACCCTGGCATGATCCGACTAATGGCTGGTATTGGTGCAACCCTTTCAGAAGAGCAGTCTGCTGGCATTGAGTCTGGCTCACGATTTACCTTGTCCCCCACTGAGGCAATGGATCGCATTAGTGAGGTTAGGCGCAACCAAGAACACCCGTACAACATTACTAATCACCCACAACATGGGGCTGAAGTGGAGAAAATGGAGCGCTTGTACACACAAGCTTATCCAGAAGAGGTTTAATTCCTAATAACCGAGCAAATTTAAACGAACATCTAATCAACAGGGTAGCTAATCCTTAGTCCTGTGGGTTAGATGGGCCATATCTCATCTCGTCAAAGCAAGCGTCATTGCCAGTTAAGAGTCCGAAAGGGTAGCTCAAAACGCCAATTTCAATTTGCCAATTTCGGAGATGAATATAATGGCTAATACAATCGCAAAAGCGTTTGTCCAACAGTTCCAGGACAACCTTATACATTTAGCGCAACAAAAAGGTTCACGCCTACGCGCATCAGTAAACGAGCAGTCAGTAACGGGCGAGAAGTTCCACTTTGAACGTCTAGGCAATGTCGCTGCTGTAGTTAAATCAAGTCGTCACACTAATACGCCTGTGTTGGAAGTTCCACACTCGCGCAGGACTGCAACGATGACTGATTACCACTGGGCTGATTTAATCGATGACGAAGATAAAGTTCGTATGTTGGTTAGTCCAGAGTCCCACTATGCCAAGTCTGGCGCAAACTCAATGGCTCGCGCATTCGATGATTTAATCATTGCTGCTGCCACTGGTAACGCTGTTGATGGTGACGGGTCTAACGTAGCCTTGCCTGCTGGTCAAAAGATCGCTCATGGTTCTGCTGGCTTAACGCTTGCCAAGTTGATCTCTGCTAAAGAGATTTTAGATGGCAACGATGTTGATCCAGACGAAGAGCGTTTCTTTGTACTAGGCTCACAACAGGTTTCTAACTTGTTGAACACGACTGAGGTGAAATCTGCGGATTACAACTCTATCAAAGCTTTGGTTCAAGGCGACATTGATACCTTCATGGGATTCAAGTTCTTGCGCTCAGAGCGTTTAAACCTAGCTTCAACCCAGCGTAAGTGCTTTGCATTTACTAAAGGCGCGATGGGCTTGGGCATTGGTAAGGACGTTACGACTAAGATCGATCTACGCCCTGACAAGTCTTACGCTCACCAGGTGTATCTATCATTCGTAGCTGGCGCAACTCGCGTACAGGATGAATGTGTAGTCGAAGTTCTTTGTACTGAGTCCTAAGTTCAGTATGTAGCAACCAAGGGGCTGAAATACGCCCCTTTTTTTTAAATTGGAGTTGTCATGGCTAGTGAAGTTTCAATCTGTAATAGGGCTTTAGCCATGCTAGGTGCTAATACAATCACCTCCTTGCAGGATGGCTCAACCGAAGCCAATGTATGTAACGCAGTTTACGCAGATGCGCGTGATGCTGTCCTACGATCACACCCTTGGTCGTGCGCTATTCAACGCGCCACACTTTCACAACTATCCACCGATCCAGTATGGGGGTTTGACAAAGCATACAGCTTGCCAAACGATCCACATTGTCTGTCGGTATTGGAATTAAAAGAAACCAGCACATACCGAATTGAGGGCAGAACCCTAGTATGTAACACAGATACCGCAACCATTAAATTTGTTGCAAGAATTACAGACCCTGGGCAGTTCGATCCAGCTTTAGTCTTTGCTTTAGCGTGTCGCATTTCTGCCGAGGTTTCCTACGCACTGACTCAGAATCGGGCCTTGTCTAACGATATGTGGGCTATGTCTACAACGTCCTTGAGGGATGCCTCAATCTACGATGGCGCAGAGGTTGGCGCAGAGGACATAAACTCAGTTGTATTTGAGGTTGCCAGAGCATGAGACTATCCCCAATCATTAATAGCTTTGCATCAGGGGAGCTATCACCACGTTTAATGGGGCGCACTGACTCACCAAAATACGCCACAGGCTGTGAGGTCATGGAAAACTTTATGGCCCTGCCACATGGTGGAGCTAAAAGGCGCGGTGGTACTCGCTTTATTAACGAGGTCAAGAACTCAGCCCATACAACCAGGCTAATACCTTTTGAGTTTAGCGTTGATCAGACCTATGTTTTAGAGTTTGGTAATAATTACATTCGTTTCTACACCAATGGTGGGCAAGTCCAAGCTAGTGGATCGGCCTATGAGATCAGCACGACTTACACTCACTCTCAAGTAAACGAGCTACAGTTTGCACAAAACGCAGACGTAATGTGGATCGTTCACCCTAGTCATAAGCCCAGAAAACTAACGAGGTTAGCCCATGCCACTTGGACACTTGCTGACGAAGTATTTAAGAAAGGCCCATTCCTACCTGTTAACCAAGACGAGTCACTTACTCTCACGTTTGCCTCAACAAGTGCTGCGACTCAAAATCTCACTGCCAGTGCTTCTTTGTTTGACGCTTCTCACGTTGGTACTGATTGGCTGGTAGACACTAATCCTGGCAATGCCACAGGTGAGGTTGTATGGGTGCGAGTCAATAGCGTTGCATCAGCGACAGTGGCTAACGTCACAGTCAAAGATTTAGGGTATATGCCCACTGATACGAACCCGACTAACCTATGGCAAGAGGGCGCATTCTCGACTTACAGAGGCTTCCCAGCAGGGGTTGTATTCTATGAGCAAAGACTTTGGTACGGAGGCACTTCACACAAGCCCCAGACATTATGGGCTAGTAAGACAGGTATTTATGAAGACTTTGATCTAGGTGCTAACGCTTCAGACGGATTAAGCTATGCCATTGCCTCTGACCGAGTGAACAACATTAAATGGATGGCGGCTCAACGGGTGTTAATTGTAGGTACATCTGGCGGTGAGTTTCGGGTGACAGGTGGTAATGAATCTGCAATCACTCCAACCAATGTCGATGTGCGTAGACAGACCAGTTATGGGTCAAAGATTGGTCATCCTGCGTATGTAGGCTCTGATGTGTTTTTTATCCAAAGATCAGGTACACAAGTGCGTAACGTGGCGTACAAATGGGAGTCTGACTCATTCCAATCTGATGACCTAACTTTCCTAGCCGAGCATATCACTGAAGGTGGCCTAACAGCTTTAAGCTACAGCCATGTGCCTGACTCCATTCTGTTAGGTCTAAGAACTGATGGCGCGTTAATTATGCTGACCTATGAGCCAACCCAAGAGGTTATCGGATGGCATCGACACATCACTGATGGTGAGTACAAGAGCCTAGCAGTTATCTCAGAGGATGGGCCTGACCAGTTCTGGTTTGTTGTAGAAAGGACAATTGGTGGGGCCACTAAGCAATATGTAGAGCTATACACCCCAGACACATACCTTGATTCAATGATCTCCTACTCTGGCAGTGCCACAGCCTCTGTAAGCGGCCTCGCTCACCTAGAGGGCAAGACTGTACAGATTACTGCTGATGGGGCTGTACACCCTGATCTGGTCGTTTCTAGCGGTGCTATCACCCTTAACTACACAGCGACTGACATTAAGGTTGGATTAAAGTATGTCTCTAAACTGACACCGACTCGCCCTGGTCAAAACGCAGGGGCTGGCACAACGCTTGGGAAGCCTAAACGCTGGAACACAATCTTTGTTCGCTTAGAGAAATCAGCAATACCCATCATTAATGGTCAGCGTCCATCTGTGCGCTCACCTGACACAAATTATGGCAACGAACAGCCAATCACCTCAGAAGATATTGAAGTAAAGAACCTTGGTTATGACTTAAATGGTCGCATTGAAATTGAGCAAGATTTACCTCTGGCGTGTCATATCATTTCGCTATTTGGCACATTGAGTGTTGGAGATTAACTATGAGTTTTATGACATTTCTGCAAATTGCAGGGGCAGTCAAACAGTACAGCGATGCTAGTAGCGCAGCCTCAGAGATGCGTGAAGCTGGCGAGAAGAATGCCCAGCTATCCGAGTTAGAGACACAAGAGCGTCTTAGACGTTCACGCTATAAGTTCGATCAAGAGCAAGGCCAACGAGTGGTTGCATACGCTAAGTCGGGTGTTGACCTTACCAGTGGGTCAACCCTAGCAGTCATGGCAGAGGCGGCTAATGTTGCAGAGCGTGAAATGGCCTTTACAGCAGAGCAGGGCAGACGTACAGCATCAGCGAGAAGAGCAGGGGCAGGCGCACAGGCAGACGCAATGAGAAGCCAAGGTGAGAGCTTATTAATTAGTGGTGTTGGCAAGGTTGGAAACGATAACAATTGGTGGGGAATTGGTCAGTGAAAATACCAGGCATTAATCAAACAGGTGTACCAGGTGCAGAGCAGATTAGTCTAGGTGCAATCTCTTCTGCTGCTTCAGCCAAGATGCAAACAAACTCAGCGTTAACTAAAGTGGTCAATGATTACCAAACCAAGATTGTTAGAGCCGAGACTGATGAGGAATACAGCCGACTAGCCAATGGATTCTCACGCGACACAAGTGCAGCCTGGCAAGACATTCAAGATCAGGACAGGGTAGATGCCAATGGTGCGCCTACGCATGGCACGATGATGGAACAATACCAATCTGCTCACGACAAGATTGCCAAAGACTACAGTAGTCGCGTTAAGTTTAACCCCAACAAAGGCGCATTTACTCAGTTCGCAGATCAGACACTGACTCGTAACATTGGCGCAGTAAGGGGGGAGGTTGGTCGCAGAACCATTGCACATCTCTCAGGCGCATATGAGCAGTCTAAGATCGATTTAATGCAAAGCCCTGATGGTATGTTGGAGTTTGCAGAAACCCAGCAGAGAGCCTTAGAAGTGGGTTTAATTACGGCTGGTAAAATGGCAACTGACTTTGATGCTTTTCAACATGAGCATCACACCAACCGAATTATGAGCGAGTTTCAAGCCGAGCGTGATTTAGGCCGTGGTCAAGAGTATTTAGATGGCATTGAACTACCCCCAACATTTGATGAGGGTGAGCGACAGCAGATGGCAGACCGAATGAATGCTGACTTGCGTAATGATCAGATTCTTGTAGATCGTGAGATTGCTAGGGTTGCGCGTGAGGCAAAAGAGTTAGAAGCCAAGACCATGAAAGCTGCCAGAAAAGGCAAGGTAATGCTAGAGAGTGGTCGCCCTATGACCGAGGATCAACTTAATCAAATCAACGAAACAATTAGCCAGTTAACTGATCCAGATAACATAGAGCAAATGGAGATTGCCCGTGATATTTATGGCAACGTGCAGTCATTAATGAGCATGACTAGCGAACAGCGAATTGATGCAATGAATCAGACATTTGATCCTAATACTGATTACCGAGGTTTTGTTATTCAGCAGTCTACTCGAAAGGCTTATGGTGAAATTGAACGTGCTATAGCGACTGATCCACACCAAGCATTCCTGATGTATGGTGGCGGTGAGCCAATGGAGAAAATCACAAAGGATAATATTGCTGAATCTTTAGCCACAGCCCAAGACAATCAAATTAAAGTCTCTGCGTGGATCGGTGAACAAGCACCACCAATGAGCCTGTCTCAGCTTAATGACCTAAAGAAAATTGGCGTACCAGCCTTAGATGACATTCTTACCGCCTATGACAAAGAAGAAGCCGAACAAGTGCTAAATCTTTTATACAAAGAAGATGCTGGAGAGATGGCAGTCGTTGGGTCTTTAGCCCTCCAAAGTGATGGTGAGGCATCTTATAACGCATACCTAGCTGGGGCATTTACTCTTAATGCAAACCCTGACTACAAGTTAAGTGGGAATCTAAACGCAAATAACGATACTCCACGCTCTTTGTTTTTCCAAGCCACTCAAGGTTTATTTCAATCTAGTAATACAAAAGCATCTAAATCAATGCAATTGGTTGCTGACACCATTTACATTGGATTAGCAGAAAGGGCTGGGTTGCAACCTGGCAATAATGCAGAACTAGATGTTGAATTGTATCAGCAGGCTGTAAAACTAGCGGTTGGTAACATTGCTGATTATGGTGACAACAAGATACTACTGCCTAGTCGCAACATGACACTAGATCAATTTGAGTCAACTATCGATGATCTTAGTATGGAGCAGATAAATGAGATGGGTGGGTTTGCAGACGCTAATTTAATGGGTCGTAATGGTCAGCCTAGAACTGTTACTCCAGAGTCAATGCTAGATAAATTAAAGTCAGGTGAGGCTGAGTTAAGGCAAGGTTCAGAGTTTGGTCAATACCAAGTTTATTTTGATGGTCGCCCAGTAGCAAACGCAACAGGAACAATATTCATCTTAGATTTTAGCGAGAAATAATATGCTTCTTTATAACGCTCAAGAGCCAACTGATTTTGAAAGCTATCAAGAGCAAGGTGATATTGGATTTCTTTCTGTAGCTGGCGCACAGTTTGACACGTTTAAATATGAAGATTTATCAACCTCGCGTGGAAGAAACCTAGACGAAGAGCTATTAAAAGAAGTTCACAAGGTACACGATTTAGCCCCAGAAATGTTTGGCCCAAGTTTCTTGCCTGCATTTGAATCTAGCTCAACTGAAATACTAAAAGAGTCATGG